GCTTCGGATACCTCGCCTTAATCGGGTCAATGATGTCAGTCTTCCACGCCTCGACACCGTTGTGGTAGATGTAGTCGAGTTGCTCTGCAAGTGGAGGATACTCTGCGGCACGACTGCGTTGGTATGACTTTGCTTGCCACTGTGCATTGTACTCAACGTCAGCCGCCTCTATCTCTGCTTCAGTCGGTTGGGGGGTGTCTGATAACCACTTGGCAATGTATGCGCCTTGGCCGTCATCAACAACTTCAAAATCACGATCAGGCTCAAAGCCTAATTGGGTGAGTTCCTCACCCGCAACCTTGATTGCTTTAGTCATTAGCCGAGAAAAGGTAGTGATAACGCTGTTATTGTTGTATAGACTCATAATTATTACTTGTGTATAGTCGCGAATAATGATTATCGGTTACCTCCCGGCATAGGTGAGTAGTCGGAGCTGTTAGGCGGATCGGTAGATGCGAATGCCTTCAGCATCTTCACGGTGCATGGGGATCTTTTGAGGAAGACACTGGCAACGCAGTCGCTTTGCTGCTCCTGCCAAACGCATTTGGCTTTGTTGATTTCTTCGAGGCTAGCGCCGCTTCCTCTAGCAATAAGGCTAATATCATCCTCCATCTCGCGCACCTCTTCCTTTAGCCTCTTAAATGTTGCCTCCGCCTCTGCGAGGCTTCGATACTTCCTTGCGATCTCGTCGCTTACAAACTCCACAAGGGGGTTATCTGTAATAATGTATTGCCCGTAGTGATTCATGATTATGCGGTTTGGGGTTGGGTAATCTGTTGAGACGGGGCGGCTTCCGCGTCCTGTACTTGCATTGCCACTGGGGCTTTTGCCGCTTCGCGTTTGGCAATATTAGCCTTGCGCATCTGGTCAAGGCTGGCTTGTAGTTGCTCGACGAAAGGCAGGATGCCGTGGTGGTCTTTGCGGTAGCCCTGTCGCACATTATACACTAGGCTCTTTTTAAGGCCCATGGCGTAGGCTACCAAGGCGTGAGGGATTTTTACGGCCTCTTCCGTGTTTTTTGTCGGTTCTTTCATTACTATTGCAGTATCAAAGTGTAACATTGTATTACGTTCTTATTGCAATAGTAATGATTACATTCATTACAAGCAAGCTATTCGATGATTTTTTGAAACAAAAATGGAGAGTATTTCTGACAGATTGATGCAATTCATTGATAGTCAAGGTTATAGCATCCGCTTTTTTGAAAGCGAAATAAATGCATCACACGGAACTGTCAATAGATTCGTAAAAGGTAAAAGTGATATTGGTATTAAATGGATTGGTTTAATAGCTAATAAGTTTCCGATGTTAGACTCAAACTGGCTTATTACAGGCGAGGGGAGTATGCTTAAATCGGGCGGTGGCAATATCTCGGCAGTGGCGGGTCGTGATATGACGCATACGCAGGTGGGCTATGGCCATAAAGCTGGGGGCTGGGATAAGGAGGAGTGCGACTGCGAGGCGGTGCAGGCACTGCTCAAGGAGCGGGAGCGGTTGCTAGAGGAGAAGGATAAGTACATTGCCTTGCAGGATCGCATGATAGAAGTCCTGCAAAAGCAAAACCCCTAGCTTATAAAGCCAGGGGTTTCAATCATCCACTCATAAAACAAAACTACTCGAAACGATTTTTTTTGGAGTACCCACCACGCCACAGAATAGCCTCGATAGTCTTGGGCGTATAGCCCATTTCATAGCCTACTTTTTCAATCACGCTCTGCATATCGGGCTTCATGCCCTCTATGCGTAGCGCGAGCAGCTCCTCAAACCGCTCCGCTACGCGCTGATAGCGGCGCTGGGTATTGCGGCGGCGCACCTCGTGGCGCGTTAGCTTTTTACTTTTAGGGGCTTGCTGGGCTTGGGCGGTGCTCATATCTGGGCATTTAGTGGCTACTTAATGCTACAAATATAAGCAATAGGCAGCGTAATTGCCAGTCATGCGGGTTCTTCCAGCTCTTGTGCAAGGGCTAGGGTAGCATTTTTCACCCTGTTTTTTGCTCTTTGCGCCTCTTCTGCGCCTATCACCCCCCTGCGTAGCTGCTCGGATACCGCCTGCAGCTGCCCGCTCTGCAATGCCACTTCCTGCATGAGGTCGCTATCCTCTTCGGATACCGCCCAGAGCCTTAGCTCCTCTATGGCATCCTTTACCCTGTTCTTGCTTACCTGCTCAAATACGCGCTGCTTTACACCTCCCGCCTTAGAGGTGTAAACTTTGCTTTTCAGGAAAAGCAGTTCCTCCTGCAAGGCATCTATCTGCCTTTGCAGGAGCATATTCTGCTCCTCGGCCTTCTCGGCCTGCCCTGCCTTTTCGGCTATTAGCNNCGCGAGCTGTTCGTAGGTTACTTTCACGCTGTTGCTATGACCCGTGAGCAGTCTCCGTAATAGCACCGCTATCATGGCAATAAGCGCGAGGAGCGCCTCTACCGCCCATTTGTTGACCGCTTGCTTCATCTCTTCCATTGTTATAAGGTTGTTTGGGTGTTGTATTGGGTTACGGGGGCTTTGGTATAGGCACGGTAGGCTTCCCAGTCGAAGAGCTGGCAGTCGAAGCCCTGCTCGGTACGCTCCAAGGCACTGGTGGCATTACGGTGTATAAAGGAGGTGCGGCCGATTGTACCGCATACCTCCACGTCGTCGGCAGTTCCTGCCAGTGCGTCGTTGCCCGGAATGTAGGAGGCTAGGGCGCTCCACCCCTGCAAGGCTTGAAACACCTGCCTGCATAAGGCAAAGTGATCTTCCCGCTTTTCGGCATCGTCCCCGCTTAGGTTGTCGGAGAAGACAATGATATTAAAGGGGCAAGTACCTTGCTGTACGCCCAGCGTGGTATCGAACAGGTCTGTAACCTGCCCGAATTGTATGTAGGCAACGGGGCTGGCTACAATGCGCCCTTGGTCGGCATCGCCCTGGCCCGTGTACCAGCGCACCTCCTTGAGGTCGGGGGCTTCTGCCGTGAGGCGTTTTCGCAGTATTTTGAATAGCGGGTTGATCATTTGAATATCCGGTCTAGCTTATCGTCTAAATACTTTTCCATCCTGTCGTCCCATTCGGGGAAGTCCTCCCCGGGCTTGGGCATAAACTGCCGAGGGGGCTGTGGCTTTAATCCCTCATTGTGTATCTCCGCCAAGTTCCACTTGCCTACCTTGTAGCCAGCGGTAAGCACGATATTACTGCCCTGCTGCTCGGCCTCCACGGATGCCCTGAGCCTTCCACTTTGTACCAGCAGGCCGCGCCGCTCCTCCCTTAGGCTATCGTCCTCCTTGTCCCTGCCTTTCCACTTTCGGCTATTAGCCTGCCCTTGATACTGCTCCTTGTCAAAAGAGTCCTGTACAATCTCCTCTGCCTGCTCCATGCCGTGGCGGGGAAGGTCGGTTTGGATGAGCTTGCCTAGTTGCCGCTTCATCCGCTTGAAGTCTTTGTCCATGTCTGCCATAGCAACTATTTCAGGTTTTTTGCTTATATTTGCCTTAGACAATCGGGTCTGCGCCACGTGCAGCCGCTATATGCGGAGTGCGTGGCATTTTTTATTTGACCTTATCCTCTATAATGTCTATCTCATAGTCCTTCCTGCTAACCTCTATGATGTTGCCCTTTCGGAGAAGGTAGACGAACTTAATGGAAGGGTAAAAATGGAATCCATCCTTTAGCCCCTGTACCAGCATAGAGTCTGAGGTTACAGCACCAGTATCTATCACAATCGTCTCAATACCTTGCTTATAGGAGCGACGAAATTGGTTCTTGACGCTTCCCGCTGTATTCTTCTGCGGCGTCTTTAGGTCGCTCAATTCCCCATTCACTTCCAGCTCGGGGTTCTTGACCCCATCAGTCTGCACATGCTCCCGTATGACCACGCCATTGCCCTCCCCTGCCATTGCCCTTGCGGCCTTTCGGTTACTGGGGTAGTCCTTTTGGTCATGCTGCTTGTGCGCGTAGGCTACGCCGCCGCTAAGGTTGTCCACGCCTATCCTATTATAGTTGGGGGCTTTTTCCAGTCGCTCATATAAGCCGAAGTTAGCCTCAACCCTTTCAGGGTCAAGGGGTGGTTTATATCCAAACAGATCCTTAGAGCGTTGCGCCCATCCGGTAGACACCTCAAAATACGGATGGTCATCTCCGAAGATGGTACCCGCCTTTCCGGCATTGTGCTTAAAGCCATCCTGAATAGTAGGCAGGCCCTCGGGGTCTACCGCCTGCTCGTCGGCCTTCCAAGTGACAAAGCAGCGGCACCGCCAGCCGTTTGGAGGATACCAAGTGTTCCAAAAATCATCGCCGACGGGGTAGGTTGCCCCGTTGTACAGGCGGTGCTCATTGCGCACCCTGCCATCCCCTTGGGTTCTTAGCACAAGGCTACCGCCACGGCGTTGGTACTTATCCCACTGCGCCGCATGGGTAGCGGTCTGCACGGCGGTTTGGTACTCGCTTTGGAGGTAAGCCCTATTATAGGAGTCCATAATCTTTAGGGCTTCCGTCTGGAATTGCCGAAAGGGTCTAAGCTCCCCTTTGTCGTCAAAGAGCAGTCTTGCCACTTCCAAACTGTTGTGGTGGTTCTTGAATACAGCCGTCACATGGGCAGAGTACCGCAACTGCAATAGGGTGCGGTGCTCCAAAGAAGCGTACTCCATCCCCTCAATATCACTGCCCCACCCTTCCTTTATTGCACGGAAGAGGGCAGTCGCATTGTCATGCACGAGCTGGGCATCTATTTCACCGCCCTTTAATTGCCGTTTATAGAGGCGTTCAATGGCGGTTAAGATGTGACTGTCTAGGTTGTTGGGCGCTCGGTAGTCTAGTCTTTCAAGCTCATCACTGCCACAGCATTCCTCATGGCTACCTACTTCCAGCGTGGCTGATAGCGGTAGCCTAAGCTCTTTCCCCCGCCTTCGCCCTCCTTGGCGGGTTCGGGCTTGCTCTCCAATATCGGTTTCCACTCTGCCCCTGCGAGGGCTTCATAAGGCGTACCCTTCATTTTGGCAAGGAAGGGGAACAGCTCTTTGTTCACCCAGTAGTACAGCCCCCTAAGTCGGGCAAGGGTGTAGTCATTGAGCAATCGCTCTTGCACCTCTGCACTTCCCACATAGCTCTTTTCGTCAGAAGTAGCTACCTGCCCGTTCACGCCCTTGCTGTTCTCCTGATCCATATCGTCTTTAAGGTGTCGGTAGATCAGGTGGGCAGAGCCTTGTGCATTGCGTTCGAGCAAGCTCACTTTGTCCTGGTCATCGGCAAGCATCCAAGAGTTGTTGCCGAAGTTTGCGGCGGCTTCGGCCTTCTCCCTATTCTCCTCCTCATCGTCTGAGGCCGACTGGATCACCAGCATAGGGTCGCCCCACTTCTCACTGCTCCTTGCCCAGTCGGACAAGGCGTAGTTCTTATAGATGACATACTTGGCTGCGTCGCATAGTAACCCCAAGTCGTGCGGGTCGCCAGCAGGTAGGTAAACCCTATCGAGTGGCTTCATGGTATAGTCTATACCCTTGCTGTCTCGTGGGTTCAAAAGAATCTCATGGCTTTCGGGTCGCACATGCTCCCGGGGCATAAGCACCACCTTGTCTACTGTCTTTCCCATTTCAGTCTCCTTGAGTGGCTGGAACTCTATTAAGGAGAATCCCCAGAACTCCGCCTGTAAATAATACTTGCAGCAGTCCTCAAACCACTTGGATTGCAGCAGCCTGGTAAGCCCCTCATTATATACGCCTGCCTGCAAAACCTCAAACGGCGTAGATACTACCTTATAGATGGCAGTACGTATTTGGCTCTTGAGATGGAGGTCTCGCATTATATGCTTATATATCTGCAAAAGCATGTACCTGTCTGGGTGGTGCGGGTTTTCTGCCGCATTGATGGCATGCCTCAGCTTGTCCTGCCCAATCTCCGCCTGCACGGGGTATTGCAGCTGCTGCACATGGTGGCTGTACCGCTTCCGCTTCCGCCTGCCTTCCTTGTAAGCAAGGCTATTCTCAGGCGAAGCATTTACAGGCGATTTAAGCCACTTTGTAAGTCTTTCTATCCAAGTATTCATAAAAATATCAATCTTGCGTCAGAGGCGTTGTTAAACGGTGTTAAACGCTATGTATGTATAAATTCTTACCTCCGTCGGGGCTTCGATATGCTTCCCCACTGAAATTTGGTCTTTTTCCCGCCGTCTTCGGCGGTCTTCCGCTCAAGGTCGAGGTTCATCCTGCCGTCGGCTACGCGTCGGAGCATGGCAAGGGTATCGTCGTAGTTTTTGACTACCCGCTCGGGCACGGCCTCGTCGGGTATGCGCTCGTACAGTTTGTAGATGCAGAGGTAGCGGCACCAGCTCAAAAGCGTACCGTCCCTTGCCGCTCCCGTAAGCCCAAGCTCGTAGCTGGCATTGTAGCCCGCCCCGTCGAGAATATTGCGGAGGTAGCTCTCGCTCTCCAAGGCGGCGGCATTGAATACGGTGTTGTCAGTATCTATAATCTGGTCAAGTCGGTAGGCACGTATGCCAGCCTTCATGTCGTCTTGCTGTAGGAATGCCATAGGTATTACCTTTTGTTTGTTTTGATATATGTGCCTGCCACCACGGGGCGCTTTTTCCCGCTACGGCTCTTCTCTAATTTCGTAATAGCGCCGTCCACTGCATCGGGGCCGTCCACGTAGCCGTCTGGGAAGCCGAGGAACTGGTCTCGGAGGGTCTGCATGTCCTTATCCTTCTTCATGGCGGCATTGAATATGATATGCCCATTTTGGGCTAATGTCTCCCTGCTCTCAATGCGGCTGTCCTTGTCGGCCTTCTTGTCCATATCGAACTTTGGCCACCATGCCGACCCCTTCTCTTTATTAAGGGCCTTGTAGATATGTCGGAGCATGATCTTCTGAAGCTCATTGCTCTCGACCCAGTGCGTACACTTGATCTTGGCTTTGAAGCCTACGGTCTTGGTAGAGCCTGAAAGCTCTCGGTTGTTCTCTATGCGCCATGCAAGGGAGCGCTGGGCTTCGGCAAAGTTGCCGTTCTGCCTGAGCCAAGCCCATATAATATGGTAGTCCAAGCCTGTCTTGCCAACGAGCACTACCGCTCTGTAGCAGGCTTTCCCACTTTGCCCAAACGCGGGGTCGGTATAGCTTACTAGGTTGTCGTAAAGGTGGAGCGGTAGGCAGTCGCCCCAAGGCAAGTCCTCGTCCTTGAATACGTTGCCCTCCTCTATGTGCTTGTGGTAGAGCTGTCGCAGGGCATTGCGGTAGCCCATCGCCTTCACCTTGCGGTGGCAGTCGTCCAAGCTAAATCGTTCTTTCCAGCTCGGTACGCCCCCTTGGTCTAGGGTTCGCATCTCGTGCGTTTCGGGGTCTTCGGTAAAAAAGACCTTTGTATGCTTATATACCTCGTTTTTGGGGTCGCCCTCCTCAATATCGCCTACCATGTGGGCGGTAAGACCCTGCTTATGCACGCGGTTGTTGGCATAGACGAACACAGAGCCTTGGGTTGCTAGGCATCCCATAAACTCCCCCTTGATCCAGTCGGCACGCTCTTTAGTGCGCCTCTGGTTTTTGGCCACGTCTTTATTATCGGCATCGTCTACTACGCCATAATTAGGCCGTCGGTGGCCATTCCTAACGCCTGCCGGGTTCTGACCAAGGCCGAAGGCCCAGAAGCCTATACCGTCTTTGGTGGAGAAGTGCCCCTGCCTCCAAGAACCCGTGATGCCGAAGTCGCCAAAATCG